CGAAAGTTGATATAGCAGCTATAGAAATACTAATTCCTACAGGAGAAAATGAATTCGTCCGGTTTGGAAAATACTATTTACCCGAAGCTGCTATTGAGAATTCAACAAACGAGCACTATCGCGGGTGGTCTGTTGATGGCTATTTAACCCTAACTGACGGAGAAATCATTGATTTTGAGGTGATAAAGGCTGATATACTCGCGTTATGTTCAAAGTTCGAGCTAGCTGAGTTGGCATACGATCCACATCAGGCTACAATGCTAGTAACATCGCTTATGTCTGAAGGTGTGCCAGTGATTGAAATTGGCGCCACTGTTAGGAATTTCAGCGAGCCGATGAAAACCGTTGATGGTTTAATTCGCGAACGAGCAATAAAACATAATACCGATCCTGTTATGTCGTGGATGATGTCTAACGTAGTCGCGAAGATTGACGCTAAAGACAATGTGTATCCACGCAAAGAACGAGACGAAAACAAAATTGATGGTGCGGTTGCTTTAATCATGGCAATGAATCGTGCACTAAACGACGACCACATAAGCTTAGATGATTTCCTAAATGACCCAATTAGCGCGGAATTTTAATGGCTTGGTATAACCCCTACACATGGTTTTTCGGCAGTGGTAACACACGCCGAAAAGGCCAACAAACTTCCGCCCCTAGTTCCTATAGTTCAGACCCCGCTGCAAATGTAACATTTGACACGGCTATGACTGTGAGCGCTTTCTGGGCTTGCACGAAAATAATTACCGAAACTGTTGGCTCAATGCCTATTAATTGCTACCGAAATATGGATGACGGCAGCAGGGAGGAGGATAAGAGTTACAAGTTGTGGAGACTTTTAAACTTCCATCCAAACCGATTTCAAACTAGAAATGAATTTTTCGAAAATCTAGTTATGAGCCTAATCACGGATGGCAATGCATACGTTCATGTTTCGGGTCGTAGGCCAGACCGAATAACATCGCTGTTGCCGCTGATGAGTGCGCAAATGTCGGTTTACCTTAAAGAGGATGGGTCTTTAGAGTACAATTATAGAAACGCTAACGGAACGTATACAGTCTATAACGATTCCGAAATTTGGCACATTAAGCTGTTTGGAAATTCTATCGTAGGGATGTCACCCCTTGCTTACGCTAGACAATCGCTAGGAATATCTTTAGCCACCGAAAACCGAGTAGGGAAACTAGCATCAAACGGCGGCAAAACTTCAGGGGTGCTTACCGTTGAACGAGTTCTAACAAAAGAGCAGAGAGAGCTAATAAGAAGCAGCATAACCGATATTGCTGGTAGCAGCTCTGACAGCCTTAAAGTATTAGAGGCTGATATGAAGTATCAGCAAACTGGTTTAAGCCCCAACGACCTTGAAATGCTGGGCAATCGACGATTTAACGTTGAAGACATAGCAAGATTTATGGGTGTTCCCTCGGTTTTGGTTAATGACACTTTAGCCGGAACAACGTGGGGAAGCGGAATAAATGAGATTGTAAAAGGATGGTATAAGCTAGGTCTTAATCCAATTTTAGCCAGAATTGAATCAAGTATTCAGCGCCACCTAATGCCAATGGGTGATTGGGGTAAAGTCGATATAGAATTTAATTTCGACTCCCTACTTCGAGCCGATCCAAAAGAGCGAGCAGAGCGTGATTCTATTAGAATTAACTCTGCACAGATTACCCCGAATGAAGCGCGCAATGCTGAGGGCCTACTTGATAAAGAAGGCGGCGATCAATTATTTATTAACGGCGCACTTGTTCCCGTTGATCAAGTCACACTAGAAAGCCAAGGTATACAGAATGAAAACAATAAGACTTGATGGCGTTGTTGGCTGGGATATTCTAGCCGAGGATGTAGCCGCTCAAATGAAGGGTGAGGACAGTGTAAAACTTATCCTGAATTCTGGCGGCGGCGATATTTTAGAAGGCTTTGCTATATTTAACGCGATAAACGATTTTAAGGGTGAAGTTACGGCGCAAATTGATTTTGCTGGTTCGATGATGTCAGTCATTGCCATGGCAGCCGATACGCGCACGATGAAGGATAACAGCTCGATTCTTATGACCCATAGACCGTGGGGCGGAACTGCTGGAAACTCTGAAGACTTAAGAAACCATGCTGATACTCTGGATAAGCTTGAAGTGATGTTGGTTAATATCTATTCAGGTGTTAGCGGTATGAGCACAGAAGAATCAAAAACATATCTTAGCGAAGAAAAATACTTAAACGCTGAAGAGGCGTTGAGCTTTGGCTTTATTGATAGCATTGACACCGGCAAAGCTGATTTATCACTGGTCGCAATGGCGGGAATGAAAGCTCATAAAGCAGTCGGCTTTGATATGTCGAAGTTTTGCGCTAAAATGGAATCAGTGGCAAAGAATAAGCCACCAATAAAAGAATTATTTCAGTCTGCGACGACGCTTGCTGATGTTGAAAAAGTAGCACGAGAGAATCTTAAATTATCCAGAGCGGAAACCACGGCGATCGTGGCAGCAGTTAAAAACGTAGTTCATTGTGATAATGAGCCTAACGAAAAAGTGGATTTAACAGAAATGTTCAAAAACTTTAAATTAGGTAATAATCATGGATCTACAGACAGAATTAAAAGCGGGCTTTGAAGCTCTAGACAAGCAAGTAGGCGACACTCTTGCGAAATATGACAGTGAATTTAAAGAGTCTGGGAAAGCTTCTAAAGCTACTCAAGACGACTTGAAAGCACTCACTAAAGATCATAAGGCGATGCATGATCAAATGGTTGCCATGGGTGATCAGATCACAGATATTGCTCAGAAAGGCGTTAAGATCGAAGAAACGCAAGCGTCTAAAGGTATAGGAGAATTGTTCGTTGCTTCAGATGCGTTTGCCGGTTTCAAAAACGGTAACTCATCACGCGCACGCGCAACATTCGAGAATAACACTATCGTAACAGGTGGTGATAACTCGGTTACTCGCCACGATCAATTGCCGGGCGTTGTGCCGGGTGCCGTGCGTCAATTAACGGTTATGCCGACGGTAGTTCAAGGTCAAACTAGTTCAAATATCGTTTACTACTCACGTGAATTGTCTTGGACTAATAACGCCGCTGGTACTGCTGAAAACACCACTAAGCCTGAGTCAGATTTGACTTTTGAAGAGGTAAATGTACCTGTTCGAACTATTCCGCACTTCATCAAAGTGTCTAAGCAAGCGCTTGATGATTCAACGTTCTTAAGTTCTTACATTGATCGTAGAATGGCTCACGGTGTAAATAACGCTGTCGAGAATCAAGTGATTACAGGTGATGGCACTGGCCAAAACTATAGCGGTTGGTTGGCTGCTGGTAACTTCCAAGAAATCACGGCAACTGGCACCATCGATATTTATGGTCTAGCAAACGTTCAAAAATATGCGATTATTGCAGCAGATTATCAGCCTGATTATTTCTATATGAATCCTGCTGATTGGTCTACTGCTGAATTGATTCGTCGTGCGGCTGGCGATGCTGCTTTTGTTGCCGCTTCTGGTGCTGTTACATACGTTAACAATGGTTTGACTCCTTTGCTTTGGGGCTTGCCAGTTATCTTGTCTAACAACGTTCCAGCTGGCTCAATTATCTGTAAATCAGTAGACGCTGATATGCATTTAAACCGCCAACAAACTACTGTTGAGATGTTCGAGCAAGACGGCGATAACGTCACTACTAACTTAATCACTATCCGAGCAGAGATGCGCGGTGCTGAGGCTGTCATGGTTCCCGCCGCTATTAATCGCGGTTTGATTGCCAATATCACTTAAGTTTAAGTTCGGGGGTGTAAAAGCCCCCTATTCTAGGTTTAAAATATGAAATGTATTGCTTTAAAAACCACGCTCACACCGTGGGGGCAGATTGTAAAAGGCCAGTCAGTTGAGGCTGAAGGCGGCAAACTAGCAGCGCTAACAAAGCTCGGAATTATCGAAGAAACAAAAGCCGAAGCTAAATAGAAGAAGAACAAAAAAACAGATGCATAAAACTATTGTTATAACA